ATTTTGTTTAGCAACGTTCCTGCCAAATTTATCTGCTGCGCTCTGCGTGCTAATAGAATATTTACCTCTGAACAATTGGCTTCCAAACCCACCGTTGGGATCAACTAGATTTGCTTGGTACTGTTCTACTATTTCAATATCGTGTGTATTTCTAATTAAAGGATCTAGGTAGCGCAAAGAACGCATACTTCTAACTTCGTCCTTAGTTGGTTGAAAGAACCTATCGCCTGACTTAGCGCGAGAAACAAACCCAAACATACGCTCTGTAAGGGCTAGGTTATCGTAGGTTTGATCTAGTAGATCGTCAATAATTTCAAGTTGCAGTTCTCGAGGGTCAGTTACGTCACCAAGAACTGCATCCATAGCAGCAGCAAAGTCTCGCTCAGAAATACGACCACTTGGATCCATAGTTTTAGCGTAACCGTAAGCAAGAGTAACAGCAATTGAAGCCATCTCTGCATTATTCCGTGCAAACTCTGAGTCCAAAAAACTGTTTATCTGGTCTTGGATACCGGCTCTGTTTGAAGTTGCGCTTCCAGAGATATCATTACGCATATCGTCTACTTTTACAAGGTCAGAAACTGCGGAACTATTGATCCGTTTCCACATACGTTTGCCACCTTCCATCGCCGTTTCAACAAGATTTCCTTCTAGGGAAAATATGTTTAAAAGGGTAGACGTAATGTTATCTGCGAGACGAGATTGATTACCCATTCGAGCCAAGCGTGACTGTGCTCTTGTAAGTAGATTTGCAAAACTGTTTGCGTTTTCTTTTGCTCTGGCTATATCAGCTAGTTTTATGTCCCGTCCTGTTGCTTCTCTGATAAATCCAGAAAACGCTGCAGAGTTTATTGTTGCTTCTAAGGGGCTAGGGCGATATCTTTGTGGAATTTCACCACTCAAGTTTGCCGCAATAATATCTAGCTGCTGACTTCTGTTGGATACTCCTGTACGAGCAAGAGTAAATGCAACAGACTTCATAGCTGAGTCGCTTATGTTTTGATCTACCTTGTTTGCAAAGATGGCATTTTGTTTGATGATGTTTACAGGAGTGTACAAGCGAAACGGCTCATCCGACCCCACATCAACTAAGTTATAGTAGCCCGTATCTGTACTTAACAACTTTTGTGGTGTTGTACCCTGTGCTTCCGCAAATGAAATCAAGTCTTGGCTTGCACTGAGAACACGATTTGGAGATACACGGATTTGAGTAGGATCTAGGGGAGTTTCACCGTCGTTAGCAATCTGTGCTGGAAGCGTAGGCAAATCATCAATTGTTCCACCCGGACGGGGAAGGCCGATTTGGTCGTGCACGATTTCAGCAACAAACGGAAGTGCAGCATAAACCGACTTGAAACGATTGGCGTAGTTAACCGGATTTGCTGGAATCACCGTGCCGTCTATTCTTGTCTTTACTTGTGACTTTTCGCCGTGATCCCGTATGAGTGCGGTCGCTACGTCTTTTTGAAATACCTGCCTTTGACCCGCTGACATGTCTTTATAAGCGGCTGTGATACTTTCAGTGGAGTATCTATTTAAGGTATCTAACCAGCCATCAGGATCGTCGATTAGGGACTTTGGAGTTTGCAAACTAAGCACTTCTTTTCCAGCCGCATTCGTGTAGACCGTGCGGTTTTTATCTGTATCATTGGCAATTCCGGCAATAGCAACTAACTGCGCCATCCTTGATTGTTCCTTTTCAGTCCATTGACTAACGGGTTTGCCGTCTGCAAGTTCTTTAACAATCGGAATATTTGTTGTTGCAGCAACTTGACGAGCAGCCTGATCGTCTAATTGGTTTATGTCTGATAAGGCAGCTTCTAAGAAATCACCGACAGAGGTTACGTCGGCTTTGTCCGAACCATACGCAGATTTAAACGCTGCTAATTTAATCTGATCACGCAAAGCTAATTGGTTTGTTTTTGCAAAAGGTGCTACGGTCTGTTCTAGACCCGTAATTAAAGAAAGCGCGACTGAGCCTTTGCCATCCTTAAAGGCGTCTTTAATCTGATTGTATGATTCATTCGTGATTGCGTTGTACTCTGCGGCAGGTTTTTGAACGCCTGAAAGAACCGCATGTACAGGGCTTCCTTTAGGAAACATACCGGACTGCAGGATAGACTGGGCTTTGCCGTAGTCTCCCCCAACCTCTTTGATTATTTCAAACTCTTGTTTGCCAAATGTTGGAGATGCGTAGCCTACAAGAAGAGGCACGATAGCTTGAAAATCATCCTGCTCTAAGAGACGAATATCGCTCAACAGGCTTCGTGCTACAGTTGGATCAGTTTTAGAAGCTTCGATCCACGACTTTTGTGTTGCTGTTTCGAATGATCGACCTGCTGTATTGAGAATACTTGCCTGACGATAGGGGTCCATGCTTTGAAAGATAGGGAACATAGCACTGTTGTTCATAAAATTAAAGGCAGCTTCTGGGCTTGAGTTCAAGCTAGTTGTCAAAGTTTCCATGCCTGATTTCATTGCCGCAGCTTTATCATCTCTGGCCTTTTTCTCAGCTTCTTTTTTAACACTTTGTCCTGTGAGGGTTGCACCTAGAAGCCCATTTATAACGCCGAAACTAATAGGATCCATTACACTACGTCCTCTTCACGTTGCGGCATCATAAAGCCTTCTTGCGGCTCCGCTACCTCTTGGTTCATCTGTTCCATCATTTCACGTTCAGCTTTTTTTGAACTATCGATGCCCATGCGAACAGTCTCATTTAACTTCTCACGAAGCTGGCTAAACAGACTAGGGTTGTTTTGTTTCAAGAGTTTAAAGTATTCTCTGTCGTCCATCCGCTCATCAGCCATTGGATTCTTCTTTTCAAACATTTTGTACGGCACGTCGTTTTCTTCAGCGAGGTACGCAATGTATACAGCTAAAGGACTTTTGGCTAGAAGACCGGCATCTAACGAAAACTTACCAGCTTCAAAACCGTCGATTACCCAAGTCTCTACGATGTGCTCTACAGAGATTCCTGCAACAAGCAACTTAAACATCTCGTCTAAGAAAATAGGATCGTTGTCTAATCTGTCGGTTGCTTTTTCTAAAATCTTCGTTACATCTACTTCTTGTGGGGGCTGTCCCCACGCCCATTTGGAGTTATCCGAAGTTAACGAAATTCCGGGAGGAGCGACTGCAAACGGATCTGCCGCTTCGATGCTACCCCTTTTAATATCTAATTTATTCTCGCCCTTCATACTACGCTCCTAATGTGTTACGTATTCTTGCCCGTGATACTTGGGCAGCACGTGCACCCGCCGGAGTGATATCTAGGCTATTACCTATGTTAACGTTGGGTTGTGTATTGATACGGTTGCTTCGTCTAACTGCCGCAACATCGCGAACTTGTTGCAACGTGGCGTCCCTCAATTGTCGTTCTGCCATTGATCTCATGGCGTTCTGTACGTTTTCGGGGTAAATAGGGGGACGAAGACCAAAGGGTTGATCCATGTTTCTTTGTGAGGCACGTGCCGCACTCGTCCGAAACTTAGCAAAATCAGGTTTCATAAAGCCTTGCTGTTCTTTATCATCATCTTCGGTATATTTGCTGTATGCTTTTGCGCCTAGCTGAATAAGATCAAAAGCTTCACCGAAGAAGCTTGAAACGCCAGTTAACAATTTTCCTACATCCATAAGTGTATATCCTACCAGTTTGCAATAACTTTAATCAGGTTCGTAGCTATCGTAGCTTTCTGTTGACTGTCTAGCATCGACTCAGAAGCGGCAATCTCCATAGCCCGAAGTGCTTGTTCGTGCTTGCGTTGCTTATCACTTTCAGCCGACGTAAAATTAAATGTTGCATTATCGCGATACTTTTGCCAAAGCTGATTCAAAGCAGTCTGGCTTGCATTAAACGCATTCTGAGTGTTAATACGATTTGTTTCGTTTAAGGTCGCAGTATTAGCCGTGTTAATCTGTCTGCGCCACTGTGCGTTGGATTGATCAATTGCAAAAGCCATGTTAGCGTTGAACTTGTCACGCTGATCTTCCATAGACGCATTAAATTCTTTAAACGAATTTGCCTGACTGGTATTGTATTGTTTAATAGCAACGTCACGGTTGATGTTAGCCGTATCAATCTGCACACCTAGTTCCGTATAAAACTCTTCTAACTGCAACTCATTTTTTGCATTGATTTGACGGCGTGTGTTTTCTGCATTTGCTTCTGACAGAGCAGCTTGTGTTTGTGCACTGTACTTAATAGCATTGCTTTGTTGTTGTGCGTCTAGTTCCTTTAGGTCTATCGAAAGGAGTGCTTGAGCGTTGCTAATCATACCCTTAGTACGAGCGTCTGCATTTTGACGATCCATCGTAGCAACTTGAAGAGCATTCTGAAGGGCTGCTTGCTGCTGGTTGTCCAAGTTTTTGAGTTGGATTGTTTGATAAGCTTTTGCGTCTTGCGCTGCAATCGTAACACCAGACTCCATAACAGCTTGCGTGATTGCTGCTGCGGCTACCGACGATGCTCCTAGACCTCGTTGCTGCATAATTGCAGATGCTTTACGAATAGCGGGGGAAGCCCACGGCGGAGCAGGTTGACCGGGTTGTAAGCCCGTTAACAACTGGCTCAACTGATACTGTACAGTTGCCTGTTGGTCTAAGGTTTGGGTTGCTGCATCAGCCATAGCACCTGCAGAAAGTGTGTTGTTTCCTATCTTATCGATATTTACTAAATCGTTAGGGTCAAAATTAGAGGTTGCACCTTGAAACGCCATGTTTTGAATATCTTGCTGTGCAGATGCTGTCGTTTTTATTTGTCCTATACTTGGATCTTTGGCTGGTGACTCGATAGTTCCGATTTGAGTTTGATCTATTGTGTCTGCAACAACAGCCGGTTTTGCAGCTAACGCTTGGGCATTCGGGGTTAATAACTCATCTTGCTGTATAGTTTGAAGGATAGGCTGAACTTCTGTAGCCGCCGTACCAGCAGTAGCAGCTACCTGTTCCGTCTGCTGCTCTAAGTCTGCCATCTTTTGTGTACTTTGTGCCGGAGTAGGCACGGGAGCAGTACCGGGAACAGGTGCAGGTAACGCTCCAGTTCCTGCTACAGGTGTAGCCTGTTGCTGTTGAGTCGTGGTAAATTGTGTAGCCATGTGTTACCCTACCTTTTATCCAAAGCTTTATCTAGCTTATCTTCTACGCGGTGCAAGGCTTCCATGACACGGCGCATATCATCACGAACATCGTTGCGAGTCGCGTAATCTTCACGAGTCTTGTTTAACAAGATTTCGATGCGCTTCTGCTCTCTGGTTGTTGCGTTTGCCCACCAAGCACCACCTGCAAGGATCAAACCGACGAGCATATCTATGAGGTTGTGCATTTCCATCGTTATGCGTAGGGGCTATCGCCAAGTACACTTGTATCCCAAGCTGCCTTCAAGCTAGCAATGTCTGAAGCACTGTCGATTGCTGATGCGGCGGGTGCATCACGCAAGGCATCCTTTGCTGTTGCAATAGCAGTTGTGCTGGTGCCAGCCTCTAGTGCCTTCATTAGCTCAACGTCTTTAGCCGCAAGCAATGGCGCACGAACTTCCCGAATTTTATCACGGAAGATTTCCTTTGCCTTAGTCATGTCCTCTGAAATAACAGAGCCTGACAATGACCATGCACCACGAAAGTGACGGTCAGAAGGTACGGTTGCTATAGAAGCATCAATCTGATTACCGTCCTTATCTACGATGTATGTTGTTACTGCCATTAGGTTTCTCCTCTTAGGCTGCTAAATCAGTGACTGTTAGTTCTTCAGTAATTTTCCAAGCGTTGCGCCACTCACGAGTGCTTGGTAACTGTTCTTTGCGGCAGATAACCAACTTGGGTTTGTTGCCTTCGTTCCAAGTCTGCCATACAGACTGTGGACAATCCTTCATTATTAGATATTCAATTGCTTCTTCTTCAGTCATTGCTTCAACAGGCTCTGTCTGATGCAGCAAGTAACCTCTTGTATGCTTCTTGAAGTCAGGCTGTGCCTCATCCTTTGCTAATTCGTGGTAGACCCATACAGGTGGCAGGATACCGCCCTGTAGCGCACACGCCATCCAGTTAGGGTCAGGCACAAGTATCTTAGCGCACTCGTCAACGCTATCCTCATAGACAACCCGATATTCTGACTGCACACCTTCTAGGTTTTCCTTTGCCCAGCATAGGCGGTCAAACAGGTGAGTGCCTTGAAACTCAGGTGTCTGCATTATGCTAAGTCTCCGTGAATATTCACACCTATTGTTGTAATATCGCTAACAGTTGTACCTTCAGTCGTAATTCTACAATCAACTGCACTTGCTGTTTGCTCAGATAAAGCTGTTCCGTCTATTTGAAAGCGTCTGTTTAGATTGCCAGAACCAGTGACAGCATAATAGCCATCAATAAAACTATTAGTGTAATTTAATGTAAACAATCCAGTGCTTGTGTCCGCAATAGTACTGATGTTGTTAGAACCTCTATCTATATCATTTGCTTGGTCGTATAAAACCCAAACCTTCGCACTGCCATTAACAACGTAGTCTGTAGTAAGTGACCCTGCGGTTGAATGGGTCAAAATATCCGCTGCGATTGTTCCAGCCATTACGCCAAATCTCCGTGAATTACCGTACCATTAGAAGCCATGTCAATGTAAGTGTAGGTAGAACCACTACTGTTATAGACACTTTGAAAGAAAGCTATTGCGGTAGTATCAACATCACCAGCACCTGCGTCGCTTTCACCAGTAGTACAAAACACTCTAAATTGACCTGTCGTACAGTTTGTAGAATAGTTTGCATTACTCATACTATTTGTATGGTTCTGCTTGAATTTTCCTGTTGTAGTATCTGTAGCTGAACTAACATTTACGCTATCATCTACGATGTCATTATGTTGGTCATATTTCATCCAACCTTTCGCCAAGCCTTGTTGAAGATTAGTCGTAGCCGTGCCACCCTCGCCATACACGACTATGCTGCCAGCGGCGGTCTTACCTGTGAGATTGTCTACTAAGATTTCACTC